AGAAATTCTCCAGCCTGACCAGGTGGTGAGTTGCGGTGTTGTCTACCGTAGAGGATTTCTCTCGTGCCTTGTTACGGGTTTGAAGGGCGAGCCTATCTTCGGAGGGTAAATTGTAACTTTCGCCAAACAGGACTATGGATACTATCAGGCGGCTTTTCGGGAAGAACCAGCAGATCTTTGTTGGACAGCATGCGATTGGTGTAGAAACTGGACCCAAGATTGACATGTTCTCTCTCATATGTAAAGTGGTCCTCAGGTATATGCAGACAGGGAAAATAGAGCACAAGGTCGATGGACTGAGTGGATTCGTGGTTGAGTTACTCAAGACTGATGCCGCTGCTAAGTGGGATTGGTTTATGAGAAGGGCGAGGAGAACTGACTACGTTGGTGCGGTCAGTTGTCTTTCTGCCATAGCCATCCTTCCACTCTGGTGCGCCAAGAGGTGGTACTCTCGGCTGGCGGTGGGAATGCTGTTAACACCAGTTTGTGTTGCAGCAGCATACGCTACCCTACCTAGGGAAAAACTGTCTACTTATCGCCTGAGAAGTGAGGCCAGGGAACACATGGAGGATGAGAAGGAAGCTACTGAGTGCTTGGTGGTTGAGGAAGCTCGTCAACTCAAAGGAAAGGATGGTGAGGATATTATCACTGGGAGTAGGTTAACTAGGGTTGTGGCAAAAACCGGACGCCCTAGAAGGAGGCCATATGCGGCGAAGATAGCTCAGGTTGCTCGTGCTAAAGTGGGTTATCTTAAGAACACTCCTGAGAATAGGCTCATCTATCAGAGGGTACTTATTGAGATAATGGATAAAGATTGTGTGAGGTATTGTGACCGTGATGGTGTCCTACCCCTCGCAATCGGATGTTGTTTTGTATACCCTGAAGGAACAGAGGAGGCGAGTCAGCTCTGGGGCTCTCAAGAGTCCCTCGGCGTGAAATAGGGAGGCCTAGTGCGTCTCCCTGGGGTGGTGACTAGCATTAATCGTGATATCCCATCTGATGTGTTGCTTCCCCAGGAGGTGCTAGAGGTTCGTGCAGGACCTCCCCTATCTAAGAATCGTAATTTATACATGGTTGCAGGTTGCCCATCACAGGCACGATTCTTAGTCCATAATCACTGCCTGAGAAACCTGAAACGTGGTCTTGTGGAGAGAGTCTTCTGTGTGGAGAAAGAAGGAAGACTCGTTCGCACTCCACAACCCAAACCTGGGGCCTTTGCTAGTCTTTCCCCGTTCAGGAAAGCTGTCTGTGAGAAGGTCGGAGTTTCCCAACGCTTGGGGTATGACGGATTTCTGTCATACTACAGTGGGGCGAAATTGCGCACTTACTCGCGGGCGGTGGAGAGTCTGCATATCACTCCTGTCTGTGAGCGTGATAGTCATTTGACTACTTTTGTAAAGGCAGAGAAGATATCGACTAGTAAGGGTGATCCTGCACCTAGGGTTATTCAGCCTCGCAACCCTAGGTACAATGTTGAATTAGGTCGTTTTCTGCGGCATTTGGAGAGTAAGCTCATGAAAGCGGTTGACGCAGTTTTTGGTGAGACCACATGTATCAAGGGGTACACTGCAGATGAGGTCGGCGCTATCTTCAGGGACAAATGGGACAGGTTTGATAAGCCATGTGCCATTGGCCTAGATGCGTCGAGGTTTGATCAACACTGTTCCGTGGAAGCCTTACGGTTTGAACATGGCTTCTACCGGGCCCTTTACCCGGGTAGTAAGGTCCTGGACCGACTATTGGAATGGCAACTCCATAATAAGGGGAAGGGATATGTGCCTGATGGCACCATCTCATATCGAAAGGAGGGTTGCAGAATGAGTGGGGATATAAACACCTCTCTGGGAAATTATTTGTTAATGTGCTCTATGGTCTTTGGTTTCATGCGACACTGTGGCATCAATGAATATAGTCTGGCAAACTGTGGAGATGACTGTGTCCTCATTATTGAGAAGCGGTGTCTTAAACAGGTGCAGGCGAAACTACCTGGGTATTTCCTTAACTTGGGGTATACCATGAAGGTAGAGGAGCCTGTATTTCAATTGGAAGAGATTGAATTCTGTCAGGCGCATCCAGTCAACTTTCAGGGCGGTTGGAAGATGGTCCGAAATGTAAGGACGGCAATGTCTAAGGATTCCCATTGTGTTAATAACATTAACGATGAGCAAACTAGGCGCGCGTGGAGTAATGCACAACATGTGGGCGGTAGAGCTTTGTCTGCTGGCATACCAGTGGTGGACAAGTTCTACTCTAGGTTCAAACTCTATGATCCGCCTAGGAAGCATCAGCGAATAGACACCGTCACAAATGTCCATAAATGGAGGGGATCTGGTGGTGATTATGTAATCACACCAGAAAGCAGGGCCAGCTTCTGGCAAGCTTTTAAGCTTACCGGGGATGAACAGATAGCCCTTGAGGACAGATTGGACCGATGGGACATGGATCTCTTTGGGAGGGAGGGTACCGACTCACATGAGCCGAGTATCCTCGACTCCGCCGCAGCTTGACCAAACAACATTGAAAACATGGCTTTAGTGCTTAGGAAAGCAGGGAATATTGTGCCTTATGTTGGCCCCGCGGCCAAAGCAGGCGCAACAGCAGTCTATAATAACAGGAAGATTATATATGATGGCCTGAATTGGATTTACGCCAAGGTTTCCAAGAGGGTGAAGAAGAAGAATGGAATTATGTCCAATGTAGTAGGAGCATCACCTGGATCTATTGTGGCCCCTGTGGCCACCTCCAGGCAGTTGAGGGCTAGTAGACCTAAGTTTATGCGAACACGTGGAGGTGTCAACATCACCCATCGTGAGTATGTCACACAAGTTAATGGTGTGAATGGTGGTACTTTTCAGTTGAATCGGACTTTTGGGCCAGGTGCCTATCGCGTCAACCCCACGAACGCGGCAGTGTTTCCCTGGTTGCTTAATATAGCATCCAATTTCGACAAGTATAAGTTTACCAGATTATCATTCCACTATGTTCCCATGTGTGCGACCACGGAGGTTGGTAGAGTTGGGCTATTCTTTGATAGGGACTCGGAGGATAGTGGCCCATTTGACAGATCTGAGGTAGCAAATATGGCACATCTTGCTGAAACACCTCCTTGGGGGGAGGTTGTTTTACAGGTCCCATGTGATAGCATCGACCGGTTTATTAGCGATAGTACCGTAACTGACACCAAACTTATTGATTTGGGTCGGTTTGGTTACGTGGTTTATGGGGGGAGTACGAACAATGCATATGGTGATGTCTTTGTGCAATACACCGTAGAGCTCCGAGAACCCCAACCATCCTCAAATACCATGGAGGAGATAACAGGCAATGCTGGTAATTCGGTTGTCACTACACCGCCCAGCTATTTTAGATTGGCGTCCTTCGATGCAACGTTGGCGGCGTTTACACCTACTACAGCTGGCACCTATCTTGTCACTCTCATCTTGGAAGGAACTGCAATGACGGCGGGGAATATCTCGACATCTAATCCTAGTGCGTTGACAATCACCGGACAGAGTGTGGTGGTTTCCGCCACAAAGGTTATTTATGTTTGCCAAGTTATTGCATCCACACCAGGCCATAATCTTAACTTTAATTTCACTGCTGCGTCGGCTACATTCTGGAATTTCTTTGCTGTGCGCACCACACGCGATATTATTATCAGCGCTTAGTCATGTCTTACTTTAGGGGCCTCTTGAAATAGACCATTTCATGGATACTGAGTACGAACAAGTTAACAAACCATGGAACGAATTGTACAAGGAGATCACACTGGGAAACAAGCTGTTGGTGAATGTTGGGATGGAAGATATGGAAGTACCATTACTCCCTTCCAACTTCCTGACGAAAGCCCGAATAGGGATGAGTGGAGGGTACATCACTGTGAGACGAATCCGCATAAAGATTATCCCCTTGGTTTCAAGGAAAGCTGGGGTTTCGGGAAAGTTGTATTTAAGAGATATTACAGACACGACTGGAAAGAAACTTCACTGCACCGAGTTATTAGATCTTGGTCGGGAGATACGGTTAACTATGCGGCATCTCGATTTTTCGGTGTCAACCAAGTCGGATGTACCTATAGTATTCGGATTCGAGGAATTAGTGTCACCCTTTCTGGAGGGTCGGGAACTCTTCAGCGTCTCATTGAAATGGCAATTCGGATTAAGCTCTCAGAGTTACAGCTTGCCTCAGACGAAATGGAAGGTCATGTATCAGGAGGATGCCCTGAAGCAGATCAAAACTGCACATAGAAAGCGAACTTGACAGACTCTCAAGCAAGGTATGAAGTTAAGGAGTGGAACCCGGATTAATTGTAACCTGTAATTATTCTCGTGGTGGTACGACCTCAGGCTGGTCACCTGGGACTGCGTAGGACGGGAGGTGTCCTCTTATGGGCGCTAGTTATTGGTGAAACGGGGAGACGGGTGGGGACGACACGGTTGTATATAGTCCACAACACCCACCTGTTGCAAACTCTGGAAGATAGTATCTCGCACGGTTACACCCCATCCTTCGGGAGGGCTTTAGGGGTGTGCTGGAAGCACCACCGGACAGCCGGAACATTGCCGAAAGGCAGCCC